CTCTGATCTGTTCAACGACACGATCACCGAGCTTGGCATCAAGACGCAGGTTTTCGGGCTGGAGCTCACTGACGCGCTGCTGCCGGCGCTGCAGTCGATCCTTGAGGTATTTGCCGATCTGTTTGATACTAAGCAAGATTGGACGGCGCTGTTTGCAGTTATAAAGTTTGGTATTCGCATTGTTGCTAGCGCAATCTTTGTTACTATTAAGCTAGTTGATGTCTTAATTAAGAATACAGTAACTGCATTTGAAGCAATCAGCAAAGCATTGAAAGGGGATTTCGCGGGTGCTGGTGACATATTCAAGAATAGAATAGTTAATTTTGTTGAACAAGCAAAGCAAGACTTTGGACAGTTAGGAAAGATTTTTACTGATGCACCCTCCCCCGGTACAGGGCGGCGCCCCGGCGGTCGTCCATTAGCACTCGACACCAGCGCAGCCGATGCAGCAGGTGCAGCAGCAGCTAGGAAGGCAGCCACTGAGCAGGAGCGCGCTGCTCAGCGCTACAACGAGGGACTAAAAGGTGCAATAGACTTGGCGGGCGATCTCAATAAACAAATCAGAGACATTAGTCTGTCAACGCAAGACGTAGGAGCCGATCCTGTTGATCAAATCCTAAACGGATTTCAAAAAAACTTAAACGCAATACAAGATGAGCAAGAAACCTTATTTAAAAAAGCAGATGAGTTTACAAATAAGACAGGAATAAAGTTTGAAGGATTGCGAAATAAAATCAGAGAGCTAGGCGCAGCTAGAACAACAGAAGCCGCAGCAGTGCGTGACCAAGGATTGATTGACCTGTTGCCATCAGTAAAGGAATACAACGACAAAATTGCTGAAATATCAAGAGGCAAGACTGAACTAACCGAGCTGGAGAAGCTTAATGCTCAAGTCAACTTGCTGCAGCTAGACATCCTTGCTGCAACTAACCCGGCACTGGCTGAGCATGTACGCCTTCTGCGCGAGCGTGCGGGGGCATTGGATGCTGCTACTGCAAAGCAAAAGACTGACAACGAATCAATTGGCGCGGGTATTCAGGATCGCTTGCAAGAGTATTACAACAGTATCAAAGACATCGGCGGCGCAATCGGTGATGCTGTGGTTGGCAGCCTTAAGGGTCTTGAGGATCAACTGACTGCATTTGTCACTACTGGCAAGGCAAGCTTTAATGATCTGGCCACTAGCATTATTGAAGACTTGTCGCGCATTGTAATCCGCGCTGCAATTATCAAGCCGATTACGGAAGCCATCGGCAGTCTCTTCCCGGGCTTTAAGTTTGCCAACGGCGGCATCATGACCGGCGACGGTCCGATGCCTCTCAAGAAGTACGCATCAGGCGGCATTGCCAATTCGCCGCAGCTGGCGCTCTACGGTGAAGGATCCAGGCCTGAGGCCTATGTGCCGCTACCTGATGGCCGGCGCATCCCGGTGGCCATGCAGGGCGGCACTGGTGGGAACACCACCGTCAATGTCTCAGTGGACGCCAAGGGCACCAGCGTGCAGGGCGACGCCGGCAAGGGCGAGCAACTCGCCCGCGTGATTTCGCAGGCAGTGCAGGCAGAATTGATCAAGCAGAAGCGGCCTGGCGGCCTCATCCCGGCATAACCGATGGCAACCTTCACCTACACGCCTTCATTCGAGGCCACCGAGTCCAGCAAACCCCGCGCGCGCAAGTTTCAAGCTGGCGACGGCTATGAGCAGCGGGTCACCTTTGGCCTCCATACCAACCCCAAGGAGTGGGGCCTGTCATTCTCCAACCGCACAGACACCGAGCGCGACACGATCCTGGCCTTCCTTGATGCGCGCGGTGGAGTGGAGTCATTCGACTGGACACCGCCTCGCGGCACCGCTGGGAAATACGTTTGCGAGGAATGGCAGACCACGCTCAGCAACTGCAACAACAACCAGATACGCGCCACCTTCCGCGAGGTGTATGAGCCGTGACCGTTCCTGTCTCTGACCTTCAGGCGATCGCCCCCAGTGCTGTCATCGAGTTGTTTGAGCTGCAGCTCAATACCCTCCAGCACGGCGTCACCGACATCTATCGGTTCCACGCTGGCAGCAACCTGAACAGCAATGGCGAACTGGTCTGGGCAAGCAACAACTATCTGCGGTTTCCTATTGAGGCCGAGGGCTTTGAGTACAGCGGCAACGGTCAGCTACCGCGACCCAAGGTGCGCGTTAGCAACATCATTGGCACCATCACGGCACTGCTGCTGAGCCTGCCTGATGGGCTGGAAGGCGCAAAGTTCACTAGGATTCGCACGCTGGCACGCTACATCGACGGCGCAAACTTCCCGGGTGGCACCAACCCCTATGGGACACCGGATCCCACGGCTGAGTTTCCACGCGAGATCTACTACGTTGATCGCAAAGTGATCGAAACCCGCGATGTGGTTGAGTTCGAGCTGGCCGCAGCATTTGACCTGGCTGGCGTGCGCGCACCAAAACGCCAGTGCATCGCCAACATCTGTCAGTGGGTGTACAAATCCACCGAGTGCAGCTACACGGGCGGCTTGGCCACTTGCCTCAAGACACTGGATGATTGCAAGAATCATTTCGGTGCCACGGCTGAGTTGCCGTTTGGGTCGATGCCTGGCATCGGCACCTATTTCTCATGACCTGGCACGCAGCAGCACTCGAGCACGCCAAGGCGGAAGACCCCCGCGAAGCCTGCGGCCTGGTGGTGGTGGTCAAAGGTCGCAAGCGGTACTGGCCGTGCCAGAACCTTTGCCTTGGCTCCGATCAGTTCATCCTTAACCCGGAAGACTTTGCTGCGGCCGAGGATGCCGGCGAGATCGTTGCGGTCTTCCACAGCCATCCGATTACACCACCTGAACCCAGCCAGCCGGATCTGATTGGTTGCGAACTCAGCGCCCTGCCATGGCACATTGTCAACCCGAAGACCGAAGCATGGGGCGGCTGTGAACCCAGCGGCTACAAGGCGCCCCTGATCGGCCGCCAATGGGCATGGGGCCTCACTGACTGCTGGACCCTGGCGCGTGACTGGTGGGCCGAACACGGCCTGCCCCTGCGCGACTGGGAGCGGCCGCTAACGCCTGAGGCATTTGAAGCGGCGCCGTTGTTTGAAGATTGCTGGAAGGCTGCCGGCTTCCTAGTGCTGGATGATGAAGAACCGTTGCAGGTGGGCGATGCCTTGCTGATGAACATCAGCGGCACGGGTTTGAACCATGTCGGCGTCTACATCGGCGACCAGCTGGTGCTGCATCACATCCGTGGCCGGCTCTCCTCACGCGATCTCTATGGCGGTTGGCTTCAGAAATGCACTGGTCGTAGGCTGCGGCATCCTGAGTTCACTACGATGGACGGAGGCTGAGGCAAGCCATGCTGCGCGAAATCCGGGTTTATGGGCGGCTGGCAAAGTTCCTGGGCCGCCGCGTGTTTCGAGCTGAAGTGGCTACGGCCGCCGAGGCGATGCGGTTCCTGCTGGTCAACTTCCCGCAGCTGGAGCGGCACATGATTGACCAGCACTATCGGGTGAGCGTCGGCGGCTACGACCTGGCAACCGACGAGTTGCACGACCCTGCCGGTCAGCAGCAGATCAAGATCGTGCCTGTCTTGGCTGGTGCTGGTGCGGTGGGTCGGATCATCGCGGGCGTAGCGCTGATTGCTCTGTCGTTTGCGGTGGGCGCAGGGGTGTTTGGACTTGCGCTGGCTAAGAACTTAGGTGCGATTGGGCTTGCACAAGGCATCGGCGTCAGCTTGGTCCTCGGCGGCGTAGCGCAGCTGCTGACGCCAGTGCCTCAGATGCCAACCGGTGCCAACACTGACCAGGATCCGCGCAAGTCTTACAGCTTCTCTGGCATCCAGCAAACAAGCCGCCAGGGTGTGCCGGTGCCGATCGTCTACGGCGAGACGCTGGTCGGGTCGGTGGTGATCTCAGCCGGTATCGACACCGTGCAGGTGACGGACACAACATCCGGCATTTCGCCACTCAACGCATTCTTCAAACAGGGCTAACGCATGACCAGGATCTATGGCGCTGGTGGTGGTGGCGGTGGCGGCAAGGGCGGCGGCGGCGGCGGTGAACAACGCACGCCTACCGAGGCAAGCGACAATCTCAACTCGACGCAGTATGCGTCAGTGTTGGATTTAATCAGCGAAGGTGAGATTCAAGGATTAAAGAACGGCTTGCAATCAGTCTTCCTTAATAATACACCGGTTCAAAATGCCGACGGTTCTGTTAATTTTCAAAACCTTGAAGTTGTTACCCGCAACGGTACGCAAGCTCAGGCTTATATTCCCACCTCTGATGCCATTGAGGAAGAGAAGCCGGTAGGTGTGCAGGTGTCGCAGGCCACGCCGATCGTTCGCAGCGTCACCGACAGCAACGTGAACGCTGCGCGAATCACAATCACCGTGCCGCAGTTGCAGTTCTTCACCAATGAAGGAGACATCGTTGGCACCGACGTTCGCCTGCAGATTGCCGTTCAATACAACTCTGGTGGCTACACCACGGCGATTGATGACACGATCGCCGGCCGCAGCGCAGACGCTTACCAACGCGATTATCTGGTCAACTTCAGCGGCGCGTTTCCGATAGACATCAAGGTCACCCGCATCACCGCCGACAGCAGCAGCGCTAAGCTGGCGAATGCTTTCAACTGGTCTAGCTACACCGAGATCACCTACGCCAAGTTGCGCTATCCCAACAGCGCCCTGGTCGGCCTAAGGGTAGATGCTGAACAATTCTCAAGCATCCCAACGCGTGCCTACTTGGTGCGCGGCATCAAGGTGCAGATCCCATCGAATGCCACGGTGGACTCAACCAATGGGCGGCTGATCTATGCCGGCATCTGGAACGGCTCCTTTGGTGCTGCGCAATGGAC